AAAATGGCAAGAATTAGTGAACTTAAGAATATTATTCGTTTGGCACAAAAGCGTCGTGCAACCTTATTAAAACGCTTGGACCTGGCTTGTGCTAAACAAGATGATGCCAAAGCAGATCAACTTCGTGGATACCTTGCTTACGAAAATGAACTGATTTACAATGCCAACAAAGATTTGGAGGCAGTAGAATGACTTATTGTGTATTATCACCAGAAGCCACATTAAAGAGAATATGCCTGGCTATGATTGCCAATAAACCCAAAATGATTGACGGCAAGGCAACATATCTTGGCAAAACTTATACCAGTCTTGATGATGCTTGGGATTGGTTTGAAGATGATATAAACTTTGTAAAATGGAACATAGCAGAACAATATCTTGATGTTGAAGAACATCGCCAACTTCGCAAAGATTTAGAGGCCGCAGAATGAAAGTGTTTCGCTACAGACTACAAGATCTACCCGAGGTGTATCATGCTATAGCAGTGGATCCAATGGATGCCATATTGGACATCTGTGAACTGTGGTCATGTGAAGAATCGGATATTGTAGATTTTGAACCAGTCAAACCCCTAAGCGCCAGGAGGCCTAAATGAAGTTTACAGTGGTGTATGAAAATCGCAGAGAAGAACGTGTCACAGTCAGCATTATGGCCGCAACCGAACGACAAGCCCTAGAGGACTTTTATCGACGTTGGGCTCGGTCTGATGCTGTCAGAGTCATACGCTGTGTGGCCGAACAGGAGATGGCAGAATGAAACGCATACTTGCTGTGTTAGTGATTGCTAACTTGTCTGGGTGTGCCAGTTATTGGGATCGAGCAGATCCTTGCCAAACTAGATCTGAACTGGGTCGTCCCGCAGGTTACCAGGCACCCTCCTGGTGTGGTGCCAGTGCCGGCGGCTATCGTAGCGTCACAAGAGATTTCCGAACCAACAACATCATAACCACAACGGTGACCAGATGAATGAAAGCATCCTAGAGTATGTGAGACTTAAACAACAGTTGTTCGACTTGTATCAACGACAGGGTGAACAGTCTTGGGCCATTATTGAACGTGTGATTGAAGACCTACAGGAGTGTCGAGTTGTTGAACAAAAACGGACAAAATAGAGGTATTATCCAGGTGTTTTTATGTGTTATACTAAATAGTATACAGGGAACAAGTGATGGCAAACTTTAAAAACAAAGCATATAGTTCAACAGTGAAAACACGCACTGGTCAAGATCATTCTGCTCATTATTATCACAAATCCCAAGAACAAAAACAAGATAAATTAATTCAACAATGGTTGAATACAAAACAAACAGGGTCAAGGTTGGCGACCAAATAATTTACGCTGGTGAATCCGTTCTGATGTGTGACGGCAACCAAATCGTTTTACCTGTTAAACGGCTTTTACATACTACCCTGGGCAACCAGGATGCCTAAAACGTCACAGACACACCTCTGGTAAGCGTTTATGTAATCGTACATGGTTGATGTGTAGAAATACAACATATTGGAGTACTATCGCTATGACAAACAACTGGCACCTGAGAGTTTGTCTTAAAAATCTATATTGGCGGGGTAAGGATAAGAGCCCAAGCGATACCAAACAACAAAGACCAATGCCGAGTAAAACAACTCACTCAACAAAGATGACTTGTGGCACCCACCCTTAACAGGGTGCCTCATATCCAATCTATCTAACAAATGATCTAAAAACAAAACAACTAAAAACAAGTTCGAAAGAAACAGAATGTTTCTTGAAGAACATATCTCGTTAGAGATATTCAATCTGTTGCCAAAATACAACAGACCAATAAAGGCATTTAATGTATAATAGTAGTATGTTCAATAAGGAGAAGTAAAATGGCAATTCAAGTGTTTACAGAAGATCAACTGCATTGGATCAACAAAGGTCGTATGAAACAGGATGTTCTTAAAAGTACCATACACGAAGCACTACACAATAATACTTTTAACAGCAACTTTATTATCAGCAGTCCACCCGGCTTGGGCAAAAGTTATGAGATGAAACAGGCTCTGACACCAATGACCAATCCGCCTGTGATGTTTGAGGGTAGTGCTAGTATGGCCGCATTCATGGTGGACATTGCCACTGCTGTATATCTCAATGGTCCCGGGCCACTAGTGGTTGTGCTAGATGACTGTGACATGTTGTTTGAAGACAAGAATTTAAACACAGCCAAAAAGATGTTTGATGACACCAGAGCATTAAAATACAACAAAAACTTTAGAGCACTTCGCGGCCTATGCACAGACCTGCAGTTTGAAGCACTAGAATCATTTGCTAGGGATGACAAGGCTGGACTTAGTATTCCATTAAACAACGTTACCTTTATTATTCTAACCAACAGACACTTTGCCACTGTGAACCAAGTGCAAGCATTGGAAGCCGGCTCACGCAAAGAACAAAAATACACAGACCTGTATGCTATTCGTCGTAGAACTGAAGGTGAAACCATTGAAATGGACGATGATGTGTTGTGGGGCTACATTGCCAATGTGGTGCTGAATGAACACATCTGCGAAAAGTTCCTGCCCACAATCACTAGTGATTATAAGAATCAAATACTACAATGGTGTCGTGCCAACTGGTCTAAGGTCACAGAACGCAACCTAAGTCTAGTGGAAAAGATGACCAAAGACATTGTGCGTTATCCCAAGACCTATCTTGATATTTGGAACAACCGTTACTTGGAAGTGTAATATGACCAAAAAAACTCTACAACAAATTTTAGATGAACAACGTGCCGCAAGTCCAATCTCTAAGAAAAGTGTCAAGGCCATCAACAGCACACATCAAAACGCTGAAAGACGGCACGACGCTGAATATCAAAAAAAGTTCAAAGATATGATGGCCTCGGATGAGTATAGACAAAAGGTTCGTGCCGCAACACAAACACCAGAGCATAGAAAAACCAAAAGTGAGCAAAGCAAAAAACTTTGGCAAGATCCTGAATACAAACTAAAACAACACGCGGCATTGACTACACCAGAATCCAGGGCCAAACAAAGTGCCGCGGCACGACGCAGAGAAGCAGATCCAGAGTTTGCTCGCAAAAAACGCGAGCGACTCAAAGAAACATACAAAGATCCAGAACGCAATCGTAAAGTTAGTGAGGCTGTTAAAAAACGTTTTGAAAATCCCGCGGCACGCGAGCATATGAGTCGAGTACAAAAAGAAATAGCCGCTAATAGAACCAAAGAAGACTATGATCGAATGCACCAGTCCAGATTAGCCAGTGGGTGGGCTGAAAAAATAGCAGAAGCCGGACGACGCAAACGCAAAAGTATCATTGCAGGTGGCATACCATTTGCTAGTCGTATGGATGCAATACGACATTACGGATTTGATCCTGCAATGATACAGTATAATATAAAACATCATCCTGACACCTGGTATTATATCACACAAGACGAATACGCAGAAATCATAAACAAACAGACTAAATAACTAGGTAATAAAACAAACACAGTTCAATTCCGTAAACTTTGTCAAGAGCCCAATTAAACGGGCTCTTTTTTTATGTGGACTAAATACACATGATTGATGGAGAAACAATTGGCAAATAAACAGTTTAGATTCCATGTTCTTGGAATCCCACACACCCAAACACATCCTGCATGGTCCGGATGTGCATTTACACAAAAAGCCTTGAAGTTCTGTCGAATGATGACCCAAAGAGGTCACACAGTGATTCACTACGGGCATGAGCACAGTGAGGTTGAATGCACAGAACATGTGACTGTGACAACAGATGCTGATCTTAGAATGGCATATGGTGATGCATACGTAGATGACCAAGCCTGGAAGATCAAAGGATTTGGTTCATATTATGCTATAGATGACCATGCACATCGTACCTTTCACGCTAATGCAACAAAAGAGATTGCCAAACGCAAACAGCCACTGGACTTTGTGTTGCACTTCTGGGGTCTGGGCACCGAAGCAGTTGCCCATGCACATCCGGACCTAATCAACGTGGAACCTGGCATTGGCAACGGATCCGGCTTTGCACGTTGGCGTGTGTATGAAAGCCATACAGTACGCAATGCAGTGGGTGGCATTGCGGGAGTAAACTATTGCACACAGGATTGGTACCATGTTGTGATACCCAATTACTTTGATCTTGAGGACTTTGATTACCTGGAAGACAAAGAGGATTACATCTTGTACCTGGGCAGAGTCTACAGCGGCAAAGGTGTCGATATTGCCATAGAAGCCACCGAACGTGCTGGCAAACGATTAATTATTGCCGGTCAAGGAACACTTCGAGACATGGGCTATACTTGTACCCCAGATCATGTGACCGAACACGGTTATGCCACACCGGAACAACGTAGACACCTATTAAGTAACGCACAGGCCTTGTTCATTGCATCACGGTATGGAGAACCATTTGCTGGAGTGCAAGTGGAAGCATGGTTATCGGGTACACCTGTTATATCACCGGACTGGGCCGCATTTGCTGAATTGAACCGTCACAACATCACAGGCATTCGTTGTAGAACATTCAAAGACTTTGTGGAAGCCTGTGACACAGCACAGTACCTGTTACCTATACAATGTCGCCGGCATGGTGAACAGTTCAGTTTAGAAAACGTGGCACCGCAATATGAAAGATACTTTCAGGATGTTATGAACGTGTACACCGGAGCAGGTTGGTATGAAATATCTTAGAGTAGATCACTCTGAAGTTGAAAACAATCCGCATCTAGCACGTCTTATGTGGCCTGATAGTGTGGATCAACCCTATGAGATTCATCTCACACAGTTCTATGCTGTACCCCAAGACCATGCAAACGTGGCCTTTATTGCTTGTCTAGTCCAGGATCAGACCTGGTATGACTACCCTGGTATGATCACAGAGCCACGACAGGTCAGACTTTTTGCTTAATAAATAATACTATGGATGAAATAAACCCCAATAACCTACCTCCACTTGATGACACACAAGAAGTAGAAGCCGTGGCTCCTGAACAAGCGGCCCGACACAAGTGGGAGTTTAAACCCAGACAGAATCCCAAATGGGGCACAGTGACCCGTGAAGGTCTGGTCGTGGGTAGAGGTTCTACAAAGAAAGTGATACCACCTGATGAAGTCTATTATTTTGCAAGCCTGGGCGTCAATTACAAAGAACTTGGTGAGTGGTATGGAGTCCCCGAAGACACCATCCGCTACAACTTCAAGCCCTACGTTGAAAAAGCCCGTGAAGAAACAAAACAAAAACTCCGCCAAGCCCAAATCAAATTAGCATTGAGTGGTAATGCCACCATGTTGATCTGGCTGGGCAAGAACATGTTGGGTCAGAGTGAGAATCCTGATCAAAGCGATTCAAGCAAGATCCTGCCTTGGTCTGACGATTAATGCCCTTAAATCCTGGACAACAAGAGGTAGTGGCCAGTGGGGCCAGATTCAAGGTAGTGATTGCTGGACGTCGTTGGGGCAAGACATTTCTAAGTATTAGAGAATTGGCCCGCATTGCCAGACAACCCAATCGACGTGTGTGGTACATTGCTCCTACCTATCGTCAGAGCAAACAGATTGTATGGGATCCACTCAAGTATAGACTATTGGATCTGGGTTGGGTAGAACGCATCAACGAAAGTGACTTGACCATTACACTTAAGAATGGTAGCAAGATCAGTTTGCGTGGTGCAGACAATCCAGACAGTCTACGCGGAGTCGGATTAGATGGCATAGTCATGGATGAGTTTGCCATGATTGATGAAAAGGCCTGGACCGAAGTGTTACGAGCCACCTTGAGTGATCGACAAGGCACAGCCATGTTTATATCAACACCACAGGGTCAAGCCAACTGGGCCTATGATCTATATCAACGTGGCATTGATCCAAATGAACATCAATGGGAAAGTTTCAGTTACACAACACTCAGTGGCGGCAATGTTCCGCCCGAAGAAATAGAAGCCGCACGTAGAGATCTAGATGCAAGGACATTTAGACAAGAATATGAAGCAACCTGGGAACAGTATGCCAATCGAATCTTTTATGCATTTGATCGAGCACACAATGTTCAACCGTTCAAAGGAGATACTCCTGCCATTGTGTATGTGGGCATGGACTTCAACATTG